GACCACCAAATCAAAATTGGCAGCAATAACTTGCGATTCATCTTTTTTCTTAGTGTCATGAAAGTTTTTGATAATGTCGTAGTTTATGATTACAAAATCATGTTCGGTACTAAAAGTTTTTCCTTCAGATATGAATATGGACCTGTCAGAGTAATTTTCTATTTCTCGTTTCCAGTTAATCTTAAGAGTTGCAGGACAGATGATAAGAATCTTCTTTGCCCCTGTCTCTAATGCTGCGATAATAGTGGAGGTAGTTTTTCCCAAACCCATGTCATCGGCAAGAATAAACTTTTTATTCTCTACAAGTTTTTGAACTGCTTCTTTTTGATGTTGAAGTGGGGGTCTATGAGAATATTTGTCGTAATCAATCACAACATCCTTAACTGAATTATCTTTGATGATTGCGGCTTTGGGTAACCAAAAATCGTGGAATTCTTCGTGTTCAAATACTTTACCCCAAATGTGGAATGCCTTTTCTGTATCACACAATAATTTTTCAACCCATACTTTATCGGGGATTACGGTATATAATTTATCGTCTGCTAACTTCTTTGCGAAGTACGCATCTAATATTACCCACTTTTTAGCAACCTTAGGTTGAGTGTTATGGTTATTAATAATGTAATCCGATTGGCTTCTTGTTGGATAGAACCTTTTGTTTAATTGAGACTTCCTTTTTAGTTCAAGTAAATAATTGTTTCCTCCTTCATAAGATTCCAATAGGGATAATGCTTTTGATTCTAAACTTATATCCATCTATAAGAAAAAATATTTGGCTAAAATATAGTTATAAACTGAGTATTTATCAATATAGGATATATTACCCTTTTCATAATTAAACAAATATATAATGGGAGAAAAGTTAGTTCCAATTACAAGATTAGGTAAATTTTTCGGAGCAGAGGATTATGCTTTGGATATTGGCATGGGTGAAGAATGGTTAATCGGTGATATGAATTTCACTGTAATCCTTTATCGTGTTGATAGAAGAAAAACAAAGACTGATGATGTGTATGGTGAGGTTTTGGAAAACGGGATTCAATTTCTTGCCCCTGTTGAATTGAAAGGTTTGGTACAAGTCATGGCACCTACAACTAAATTACTTGGTAATTCAAAAGTTGAACAGAAGGAACCTGGTAATATGAAGTTTAGTATATATCAAAAAACTCTTGATGACATGGGAGTTCAAATATTTTTGGGGGATTATTTTGGATATTATGAATCTGAAGACCGAGTAAGATATTATGTAGTGAGTGATGATGGATTTGTAAAATCAGATAATAAGCATACATATGGTGGTTACAAACCTTTCTATAGGACTGTAATGGCAACTTATGTGAGTGAAAATGAATTTAGGGGAATATAATGAGATACATAATAACTGAATCACAATTGAATAAAATCATTGAAGCCGTTGTGGATGGTAAAGTTATTTGTGATAATTGTGGTTGGTCTTGGGAATTATCTGACGGAGGGAAAGACCCATATATGTGTCATAAATGTGGACACGATAACTCTGAAAACTTAGAAGAAAAATAAAATGGCGTTACCAAAACAAGTAAAACCTACATTACCTTTAGTTCCAAAAAAAACTTTATCAGCAAGAAGAGAACAACTTCTTGAGTTTATAAATAAAGATGGGACTTATTTACCAAAGTCAGTATTACATGCTGATTTGGATAGAGGTATGCTTGATTTTGTTAAGGAAGATTTACAGGTTGTAACCGCAGGAAAAATCATTCCTATGATAGACATTATTATTACAACTCAGAACTGGTCACAATATACGGAAACCGCTTTATTTACAAATCTTGACTTCAATCCTGAACCTCCATTCATTACTGTAGTCAGACAACCTGAAGTAAAGTTTGGGACTAATCCTTCTTTACAATATACAATTCCAAATAGAAAACAATTTTATTATGCTTCGGTTCCAACTTGGAATGGTAATGAACAGGGTATGGACATATACACAATTCCACAACCAGTTCCTGTAGATATTAACTATAGTGTTAAAATTATTTGTAATAGAATGAGGGAGTTGAACCAACTTAATAAGGTTATCATGCAGAAGTTTTCTTCAAGACAAGCATATACCTTTATTAAAGGACAATATGTTCCAATTATTCTCAACAATATTTCTGACGAATCTCAAACAACTTTAGAATCCAGAAAATATTTTATTCAGAATTATGATTTTACTATGTTGGGTTATCTAATCGATGAAGAAGAATTCCAAGTCAAACCAGCAATAGCTAGAGTTGCTCAAATTATGGAATTGGATACTACCGTATTAAAAAGAAGAAGACCAAAGTTTCCTGAAAACCCTGATGAGTTTTTATCTAACTTTTTATACATTGTAGGAAACGATAGTTTAAGTGAAGTAATTGACTTTACTGCCAACATGTCTTTGGTAGGAACCACAAACGTAGATAGTTTTGATGTGTTTATAAATGATGATTATTTTGGAACTGATGTTTCAGAAATTCAAATCACCACAAATGATATTTTAAGGATTGATGTGGTTAAAACCAATAACACTTTAGAGTCAACAATTAAGTTCGAATCTCAATTGGTTTAATCCTCTCCGTAGATATCTTTTTTTTCTTTACACTTCTCAACTATAAGATTTTCCAAAAACTTATATATTTTTATCCCACGCTTCTCACAGTACTTTTTTAATATCTCGTGTGCTTCAGGGGATATTTTAATATTCTTTATTTCTTTGGTTGTTTTCATAGGCAGAAAAAAGGTAGAATAAATTCATACTCCTTACAAATAGATATTCAAAAGTCAAGTTTTTTCATATAGATATGAATATTTATCATTAAAATAAATTTGCTAACAATAATTTTGAACTATGTTTTTTCAAGCAACACAAGTAAATCAAAAGGTATACGTATCACCTGGAGTATATACGTCTGAAACTGACTTATCATTTGTAGCTCAAAGTGTAGGTGTAACTACATTAGGTTTAGTGGGGGAAACAATTAAAGGCCCCGCTTTCGAACCTATCTTTATCACGAACTACGATGAGTTTCAAGCATTTTTTGGAGGTACTGAACCTACAAAATTTATAAACACACAAATCCCAAAATATGAAGCGGCATATATTGCTAAATCATATTTACAACAATCTAACCAACTTTTTGTTACAAGAATTTTGGGTCTTTCTGGTTACGACGCAGGACCTTCCTGGAGTATCAAAGTTGTTGCAAATGTTGACCCATTAACAATTGGTCTTAATCCTGTAACAGGAACAACATGGTCTGCAAACTTTTCAGGATCATCAACTGGTAACACTGTAATCTTCAATGGTGGGGCGTTACCTCCAATTGTCCAATCTAATCTCAATACACAATACAGACTGTCAGATGGAAGTACTTCTACTTTATCGTTGGATTTTACTAGTAATTTAGATTCTATAATGGATACTCCTTCATTATCCGCAAATACTGCGGTTGTTTATGGGGTTCTTCCTGAAAATGATTTTTATGATTTGACCGCCAATTATTCAAATTTGATTAATGAATATGGTTGTGATACCGTAAATATTGCTACAAACGACTTATCGTCAGATGAAAACGATCCTTGGTACTATGCTAACTTTGATATTACATCAGGAAATGCTTATTCAGGATATTCGTTCTTCTATTATGTTAGTTCTTTAACTTCAGGAGCGTCTTCAACATTCACTGGTACCATTTCAGGTACAGTTTACAATTATTCAGGTACTGCTTATTCGGATTACAACAACATGGTTGTTGCAACTTTACGTTCAAGAGGTATCTCTTTATTTACTAATAGTACAACAAGTGACAATCACGGTCCAATATATGAAGTTAACGCATTATCTGCTTTGACTTTGAATTGTACTGAACAATATTCAGGAGTAACACAATCACCTTTTGAATCATTCTTAATTTCAGGTGTAACTAAAGACGGTGACAATTTCTCTTTTGAAACTTCAATGTCTGCATCATCTTCGAAATATATTACAAAGGTATTAGGTGTTGATAACTTCGGTAAATCAAGAAATGAAGTTCCTGTTTATGTTGAAGAAATTTATCCAAGTACTTTGACATATGCTTACAATCAAGGATATATTCGTGGATTAAATTGTAATTTGATTGCTCTCCCTGACGCTAGAAGTGAGGACTCAACCTCAATTGCTTATAACGTAACTCAATATAAATCACCAAGTACACCATTTTTGGTTTCTGAATTGAGAGGTAATAAAGTTTATAACCTATTCAAGTTCGTTTCAATTTCTGATGGTAACGCAGCAAACACTGAGGTTAAAGTTTCAATAAGTAATCTATCATTCAATAACATGACATTTGACGTGTTGGTTAGAAATTTCTTTGACACCGATGCTAATCCTGTTGTTATTGAGAAATTTACTAATTGTAACATGGACCCATTATCTAACAACTTCGTTGCTAAGAAAATAGGTTCTACAGATGGAGAGTACGCGTTGATTTCAAGATACATAATGATTGAAATGGCGGACGAAGCACCTGTGGACGCAATCCCTTGTGGATTCTACGGATATACTCAAAGAGAATATTCTTCTGTAACAAACCCGTCACCAGTTCCAATTTTCAAAACAAAATATTATTTCCCTGGTGAAGTAATTTACAATCCTCCTTTTGGAGCACCAACTGATGTTGTTGAATCTTCAGGAGATATTGTTAGAAGAAGCTACTTAGGATTCTCAAGTCAATTTGGAGTTGATGATTCATTCTTACAATATAAAGGAACACAGAATCCAATAAATTGGGTGAATTCACCACTACCTGTTGATGGTTCAGCTTGGAACTATTTAAGTAAAGGTTTCCACATGGACTCAGGTGCTACAGTTGTTACAATCTCAAACTCATCCTTAACAAGTGGTCAAACTGCATTTGAGTGTGGTGTTGCTGACTTTACAAGAGACCCTGAATCACAAGAAAACCCATATTACTTTATTTACTCAAGAAAATATACAGTATGTTTTGCGGGTGGATTTGATGGATGGGATATCTACAGAGAGTTTAGAACTAACCAAGATAGATTCCAATTAGGAGCAACAGGTTACTTGGCAGGTGCGGCACCTTCAACAAGATATCCAAACGCAACTGGTGATGGTTTATTCAAAAGAATTGTTGTTGCTAACAATACTCAAGATTTTGCTAACACCGATTACTACGCTTACTTACTTGGTATCTTGACATTCGCAAATCCTGAATCTACAAACATCAACGTATTTGCGACATCAAGTATTGATTATGTAAACAACTCTAACCTTGTAGAAGAAGCTATTGACATGGTACAATTCTCAAGAGCAGATTCAGTGTATATCGCAACTACTCCTGACTACAACATGTATACTCCTGATGCAAGTAATCCTCAAGATATCATTTACTCTCAAGAAGCAGTTGATAACTTGGATAACACAGGAATTGATTCTAACTACACAGCAACTTACTATCCTTGGATTCTTACAAGAGACACTGTTAATAATACACAAATTTACTTACCTGCAACAGGTGAAGTTTGTAGAAACTTAGCATTAACAGATAACATCGCATTCCCTTGGTTCGCATCAGCGGGTTACACAAGAGGTCTTGTAAACTCAATCAAAGCAAGAGTTAAGTTGACTCAAGAAGATAGAGACACACTTTATCAAGGTAGAATCAACCCTATCGCAACTTTCTCTGACGTGGGAACTGTAATTTGGGGTAACAAAACTTTACAAGTTGCTGATACCGCACTTAACAGATTGAACGTAAGAAGATTGTTACTTCAAGCTCGTAAGTTGATTTCAGC